GGACTGAATTGATGCAATTTTTAGCTAACGACTCTAAATCATATTTAAGTGTTCAAACTAGAATGATTCGGGATAGTCGTCGCAATATTGCAGCTCTTCGGAAAATGCAATCGGATTCTTCACCTCAAAGTGCGCATGATAAGATCGTGAGTATGTATACTGATAAACCATTGCCGGAATATGAGGAAAATACTAAAACCTTGTACAAGCAAAGATCTGTTATTTGTGTGGAACATCAAGTTTCCCTGTATACGTGTCATTGTTGTTCTGTACCTTGTTTGTGTCATGGAATGCCCATTGATAAATGTCCATATGTGTATAAAGCTGCAAATGTTTTGTCTATTTATGAATCTCCTGGTAGTGTGTTTAATACCAGAGCGCACAAGAAGTATGGAAAGAGTCCGTTGGATTTGAAAACTGTTAGGGTGTCAAGGCGTGTGGTGAATCAACCTAGCACTTCGAGCGATCTTAGTCATTTGGACACTCTTCCTGATTATCCATATACACCATTCTCATATGGTGCTTCTGAGTGGCATAATGGGGGGAGTAGTGATGAAGAAGATATGAAGTCTTGTAGTGATAGTGTGGATGAAGGTGTGGCTCAGATGAATGTTGATGATGGTGATGAAGAAAATATGTTTACTAGGGCTCAAGCAGCTAGACTATCAGCAAAAACTCCAACACCCCAAAGTGCCACTGAAGCCGAAGCTTTGCTGGATCAAGCTCATAAGTTGAATGCTTTGAAAGCTGATTTAGGCATAGATGGAACGTTGGTTAAGAGTCCTGAAGACATTGCTCCTGTCGGATTTACGTTGTTTGAATTGTTTGAAGATAGAGGTGTAAGATGGTATAACAAGAAAGATGCGTATGAAGGTGAGTATGTTACCCGTTTTAAGTTGTGTCGTTCTGCCCCGGTTCATTCAGTATATAATGGTTTTGAGTTAGGACTTGTTAAGTTTCAGCGAGGAAATGGAGGTGAACAACAGTTGGTTTTCTTGATTCCACCTAAACCAGAAGTCATGGAGTTTCGCTTTGATCAATCTTTGCGACTTCCATTTGGAGTTTGCTTGGATATTCTTCTAAAAGATCCTGACTGTTGGAGACCTGTACGTGAGACTGCTGTCGATGGGTTCTTTAAAACTTTGTATGCCGAAGTTGCTGATGTATGTGTTTGGGCAACAAAAGTGTTTCGTCCTTATTTAGAAATAGCTGGTGTATGTTTGTTATCGTGTGTGTTAGCTTGTTGTGCTTATTTAGTTATTTTATTGTTCGTTTTTGGTGTGGTTGATTATTGGATAGGTGAACCTCAGATGTATGACTCAGGAAGAACGGAAAAATCTGCGCATAAAATGGTGCGTACTGCTCCTGTTTCTAAGACAGTAAATGTTGGTAAAACCCATGCTTTGGAGGAGGCTGGAAGAAATTTGCTGCCTAATATAGTTCAATCACACATAGTGCCTATGGCTGTTTTACATGATGTTGATGGAGAGCAACATATGGCGTCTTTGTACGGTTTTAGATACGCCGGACGTCGTGTGTTGTTTCCTAGCCATTTATTATCTTTGGCTACCATTGATGAATATGGGGATTGGTCTAATCTTGTGATTTACTATGGCGGTGAATGGATGCCAGTTAAAGTGCACAAATCTAAGATCGTGCGAGCTGGAGGAGATACTGACTTTGCTGTAGCAGAGTTGCCCATTCGGATAGCGGAATGTAAAAATGTTATCAATCATTTCGTTGAGGAGTCAGCGTTGAGTAGGAGAACGTTAGTTGATAGTTTTCTCATACATGGAATAGCCCCCAGTACTACTGTTGGTATGGTGACGCCAGTCCAAGCCAAATTGCGATCAATACCATTTTGGTCCAAACAAGATATGGCAGGAGTGGCACGCACTTATAAGCTTGCTTCATGTTATGAGTACAACGCTCCAACCAGCGTAGGAGATTGCGGAGCTATGTTGTATTCTACCGATCAACGCATTCCATTGCGTATTTTAGGAATGCACGTAGCTGGTGCTTCAGGAGTAGGAATAGCAGCGGTGATGACTCGTGAGATGTTGAAGGAACTTGATGATCTCTTAGACGTTGATGATTCGACGTGTTCGGAAATCGTTATTCCAGATGGTGTAACTCAAGGAGATATGAAAGTTGTACCTGAGGGACAGTACATGTTGTATGGATCTGTTTCTAAGCAATGGGAGGCTGCTTTGCCACAGAAATCGGAAATAATACCTAGTCCGATTCATGATGTGGCATATATACACACTACAGAGCCAGCTGTATTGACCAATCGTGATGAACGGAATAAGTCGGATAGTAGTCCATTAACCAATGCTGTAAAGAAGTATGGTAAAGTGATGGGCCAATTTCCCACCGTTCTGGTCGAGACAGCTGCCGAGGATTTATACCACGTAGTGAAGCAGTTTTCTGTGCGAAGAAAACCTCAACTTTTAAGTGAAGAGGAAGTTGTTCTAGGGAGTGAAGCCACTGGCTTAAAACCCATGAATTTTCAATCTTCACCAGGGTGGCCTTACTCTGTAAAAGATAAAGGTCAATCGGGTAAAGCATATTTATTTGACTTGGAGAGAGGCAAAATTAAAGATGAATTTCTACGTAAAGTGTTTGAAGAACGTGAAGAAGCAGCGTTGAAAGGTGAAAGGGTTTTGAGTGTGTGGAAAGACTGCCTAAAGGACGAACGTCGTTCTAAGGAGAAAGTCGCACAAGGAAAAACAAGACTATTCACTATTCCACCTGTGGATTACACCCTTCTGACACGCAAATATTTTGGAGATTACATTCAAGCTTTTTATGATAATTTTGATGGTAGTTTTTCTGCAGTGGGAATTGATTGCGAATCTCACGATTGGACTAGACTGTTTAATCGTATGATTGACAAATCACAACGAGTGATTGCTGGAGACTATTCTTGCTTTGATGGGACGATGCTGCCCGAAGTTATGGATGTGTGTGCTGACATCATCAACAAATGGTACAACGATGGGCCAGAGAATGCTCGCGTTAGGCGCCTTATTGTTCGTGAAGCCATCCACACATTGCATATTTGCAAGGATAGTCTCTATGGCAGTTGCAAGGGTAATCCTTCGGGAAATCCCTTAACCGCAATCATAAACACTATGGTTGGAGCTATCTACCAGCGTATTGCCTTTTTGGCCTTGGCAAGACGCAATAAATTTCAATATACTTTAACTGAATATAAAAAATTCATTGAAGAATGTAACTATGGCGATGATAATCTGAACGCCATTGCTGAGGAATTACTTCCTTGGTTTAATCAAGAGACCATTTCTGCCTT